AGAACACCCCGACGGATTTAGCGCCTTTGTTTACACTGTAACCCATTGACTTTAACTGATTGAATGATGCAAAAGCTGGATATTTGCCATTGCCTACAAGTGCCGCGTTTTGGCCACTGTATTCTGTGTTAGTTACAAAATTAAATGCGTTCATCTGTTACCCCTTATGCGTACAGGCAGTAGAGGAAGCCTAGTACAAGCGTTGCCCAAAATAGGCTGTTGGTCGCTTCATCTATAAACTTCTGTCGTTTTGCCCGTGCTTTTAAATTAATGTGCGTACCGACTTTGTAAGTCATTGCGTAACCTTTGTTTTATGTTTTTATTTGGTAGGGTGCAAGGCGTATGCTTCTGTTAAGTGCTAGCTTAACCGAGGTTCATTTTCAACGCGCACCTTTTCTAGCGCGATACCTTGCATGTTTCCCTGTTAGTGGTGGCGGTGGCAGTAGTCCTATTAGTTGGTTATCATGCCAGAGTTTCGCTAGCTTACTACTGTTCCCGTTCCCTGTGTCGCTTGCCGTGTAACAATTGACTAACTACAGTGTACCAAGCCATAGGCATTATGTCAATACTTTTCTTAGGGTTTATTGCTAAAACTGTGGATAAGTCATTGCATAACAGGGGTGATAAGCATATAATTATAAGTAAGAAACACGGCTATTTTAACAATTGAACAGTTCAAAGCGCGCAAGGTGTAAGTATATTGCTTAGGCAATCAAACTTACACAACGCCACAATCCAACGTATTTATGCTAATATTGTGGTATGAATACCAAGCCTAGAATATACAAAGCAATCACACCCGAAACGGTGGCAATACACCGCGCCCGCAAGCTCATAGCGGGAAACGGTACAGCAGCAGTTAGGCAAGGCCAAGAGGGATATTTCAATCCATCAGCTAGAGCGCATAAGATAGAAAAGAAAAGCAAGGGCATAGCAACAGCACAATTTATAGATGAAAAGCTCGAACAGATTGGAAGCGACGCAATTAATAGGCTAGGCGACTTAGTGAACAGTACCGATGAACGCATCGCGCAGAAATCAGTACATTACACCATTGACCACATACGCGGACAAGCTACTAAGAAGTCAATCAGTCTCACAGGTAAGTTGAACATACAGAACGTGCTAGATTAGCGTAACAAGCCATATACAGCCTGTTAGAGCGCTTTAATTCTTTTGGTGGTACTACCATAGCCCTATTGTCTAAATGTAACAGTCGTCCATTACATATTCTGCGACGTGCATTATCTGTAACATAACAGGGGTGATAGCCGTAACAGTGTTACACTTAATGAAATAGCTGTAACACATACACCATATATAGCGTGTCGTATAAGCACGAACATAATCATTGTGCCAACGCCTAGGCTATAAACACATCATGCTTAGGCTAAATGCCCCGTGCTTAGTGGGGCGGGTGGACACGCCTAGGTACTGACTGTCGTCTACACTCTTAGGTGAACGTAGTGAGACGTTACCGTACCCTCGCACATTTCCTAGCCCCAAAATTTCCTACCATAATTTTCTATTACCTGTAACATCCCCCTTGTGTTTGTTACATTTAATTGTTACATTTAATTTATGGAACAAAACGATTGGATGAGTGATAGAGCCCGTGCTGAGGCTGAGAGACGCAATAGGGTGGCCCTGTTCGATAAGTTTGTGGATTTGGCGCTGGATGATGTGATTACGCTGGAACAGGCGCTCACGGGCTATGTAGAGGAAATTACGGAAACGGAGCCCTGCGATGCGCCGAATAGTTGATGTGGTGGCCTGGCTGTTCTGCGCCGCCTGTATTTTAGGATTTGCGTATTTGTATTTCACTATCGGGCAAGGCGGTAATTTGTGATGCACGGACCTGAAAAACGCGAAGAGATAGATTGGTTGCTGGAGCATGAGTATGCTTTGCAGGCGCAACTAGACCGCGTACACACCCGTTTGGAGCTGTTACTAGGCACCGTAGTCGTGGAGCGTGAAGTAGATACGCCTAAGCATTTAACCTTGGTGGTATCGAACCCACCAGATGGAGTAGCCTGATGAAAAGAATATGTGAATGGGACCAAAAAGAATTTAAAGCTAAGCGAGACGATGCCAGGTTTTGCTCGCCAAAGTGTCGAGTAGCAGCCGCTAGGCAAGTTGGCGCCGACCCTGAGACTGGAGAGATTATCGCGAACACCACCCCTGTTGATGTTACAGATAATGTTACAGATAATCCCGAAATTACCGCCAAGGCTGAGCGGCTGGGTATTACGGTCAAGGAATATAACCGCCGCATGGCCAGCTTTGTGAAAATGGGAATGGTAAAGGTGGAGTGGATTACGACGGGTATTGAAGCGTTTGATGCCCTAACCAAAATACCGCGTGGCCGTGTGACGCAAATCCAAGGCCCGTATGCCGTCGGCAAAACAACACTGTGCCTGAATATGATACGCGGGCTCAAAGGTATCCGCGTGCTATATATTGACTCCGAGGCCAGCTTAAATCCTGAACTGCTGATGGAGCTGGGTATCGACGACCGCCAATTTACGCTGTGGAATGACAGCGCTTTTATCGAGGATATTTACGACGTGGTCCTGGCAGCCACCAAGAGCGGCAAATACGACCTGGTCATTCTGGACTCTTTGGCGGCCTGTACGTTCCGTACCGAGGAAGAGGGCGACAGCACCGCTCATAACATCGGTCAGAAAGCCAAAATCGTAAACAAAATGATGCGGATTGTACCGATGCAGTGCAAAAATACCGACACGGCTTTGGTTATCATCAACCAGGAGCGCGAAGTGATTGGCAGTTATGCCCCGATTAAATACACGCCAGGTGGCATGGGCCCTGTCTACGCCGCCAGCCTAATCGTATCCCTCAAGACCATTAAATCGTGGCGCTTTCCTGAGAAGCCGAAAGACAATATCTACCTGGGCCACAGCGTCGAGGCTACCATCATTAAGTCCAAAGTCAATAATCCGTGGCGCGTAGCCAAGTTCAAGCTGTTTTACCCAGCGCCCGTAGCGCAAGTGCCAACAGCCGCAGAGAAATTGGGGGCAATGTGAAAACTTCAAATATCCTAGCGACCTGTAAAAAGGCGGCGGGCTCATGCCGCTGGAGCCACAAAGACGGCAAATTCATTGCTACTTTTGGTGGTCGTGGTATCGCTACTATCATTGGCCCGACCTGGCCGCGACACCAGATTGTAACTAAGGCGATGGCTATTGAGCGCGAGCTGATTGCCGCTAAGAGAGGAGAACTAGATGCCGAAACTAGTGAATTATGGGATAGGAAAACGGGTAAACGTATCCTTACTGGAGCGCCACTTAGAAATCTGGAAGACCCTCGAAAATAAATCGGAGTTCGTCCAGTTGTGCCTCGATAACGCGGTCGATATAATGACCTGGGATATACTGAAAAAGGAAGACCCAGAAACCTACCACATAAACAACCCGCCACTTGAAGAGGTAGTACCCCTGTACAATGCCAAACACCCGCTCAATAAATTAACCGCTGAACGATTAGGAAAAGAAACATGGCCAGTGAACTCTCCGAAGCCACCAGAGATTTGGTAAGAAGTCGGATACCCGACTATTGGACACTGACGCCCGACGACCAGGCCGCCCGCGCCATTAAAGTTATCGCTCAAGATTTCTACATCTACTGCGAGCGCAACCTGATGATTAAGGACAAAGTTACCCGCCAGGTGGTACCGTTCAAGCTGAACTGGGCACAGAAGCTACTGGTGGAGCGCGTACTCGACGATATTGCCCACAAACGGCCAGTCCGCTATATCATTCTCAAAGCCCGCCAGATGGGGCTGAGCACCGTGATAGAGGCCCTTTGTTATTGGTGGACCACGACCCACCGCTATGTGAACTCAGTGATTATTGCCCACGAAACCGAAGCCAGCTCAAACTTGTACAAAATGTTCCGTCGCTACTACGATTTCAGTAATTCGATGTTCAAGCCAGACCGCAAATATAACACCAAGCGCGACTTGGTATTTGACGTCGAAGACCAGGTGAAAGAGGAGTATGCCGAGATGGGCCAGCCCGCGCCTGGCTTGCAGTCGGAAATCAAAACGATGGTTGCCAAAGAGGGTAAGGGTCGTTCAGATACGATTAACTTCTTTCATGGCTCAGAGGTTGCGTTCTGGGAAGCCAACTCGGACGTTGTTAGCT